CTTATATACTCCATACAAAGCAAATGCCAGGGGAATCGCAGCTGTTAGAAAGTTCATAAATGAATTGATTGTATTTTCATTGAACCATTTAATTTGAAAATCTAATGATTGAAAAAATAAAAGCAGTGCCCCAAGAGCACCGCCAATCATTGCTACATATTGTTTTGTTTTATCCATTTCAAAATTCCCCTTTGTTTTCGATTTTATCAATTCGTTTATGAGCTTGTTTCACACTCTCTTCATTTCGAATTACTCTTTCTGATAATGCAGTCCAACGTTGATCACTTGCTTTAAAATCAATCCTAATTGAATCTACTGATAGACCAATGTTATCTAACTTTGTTTTAATGATTGCTGATTCTGTAGCATCAGTTTTAACGTCCTTATCTCTATTTCTGTTAAATGTGAAAAACCCTATAATTAGCCCACCGACAGTGCAAATGAGGCCAATTACTGAGATTAAAACCCCGATTCCTATTTCCAAGGATATCTCTCCTGACTGCTTATTTTTTTCATAAAAAAAGACCCCCTTTTAATGGTCCTCGCATGACTTATCCTATTTTCTGTTCTTCTAGATCTTCTTCATCTACCCCAAAGGCTTCACATAGGTAATCAAAAGCATCAGCTTTTTCCCCACCAATTTCCTCGTCATAATTAGATAAGATTTCTTTGACCGTTTTAATCATTTCCCTGTTTCCTTCACCTTCAATGAATACTTCCTCCTCCAATAACTCTTGCTGATCTTTTCTAAATTTAAATACATCATCAACATCAAAATTACCTTGTTCATTCCTTTTAGGATTTCCATTTTCATCTACACCAGTATATTCTTTAATCAATTCAATTTCATTTTCGCCTAACTCTTTAACCTTCTCGTTTAAAATCCTTACCAGTTTAGATCTATGACGAGATTGTTTACCTCTTAAAGTCATTCTATATAATAATTCCACACTTGATTGAAGATACATATTCTTAATTAATACCTGTTTCATTTGTTGCTTCCTCCTAGGAAATTTTTAATTTTAATTGGCCTAAATACTTCTTGTTCAAGCTGATAATTTCAATTGTGCAATTTCATTTTTCAGTAAAGCAATTTCTTCTTTATGTTCCCGAACAATAGGGATAAGCAAAGTCCAAAGACGGTCATACATAAGACCCTCTACTTCGCGGGTTCCGTCTTCCTTGAATTCGCCGTATGAAGCATATTCGGAAAGCCCTACCGCTATTACATCTTCGGCAATAAGCCCCGGAACCCTCGATATTGCCGGAATATCAACCTCGTCCCAATCCACTACTTCCCCTGCCTGTTCGGCTGTCAGTGTAGCTGCATAGGCTTCCGTAGCTGATTTGTCATACCACGTTTTAGGGTTAAGGTTCAATATCTTGTACGGATCTACGGCCGAGTCCTCAATTTCAAGCTTATACTTGGTTGCGGAAGTTGCGCGTCCCAGCACTCCATTACTTGTTACGTACATATTAGCAGCATAGGAATAAGTACGGTTGTACACGTTTACCGACTGAATGAATGGGCTTGTGGAATCAGAACTAAGATGCAACTCCGTCCCCCCGGTTGTATTTTTTAAAGATAATCTACCTTCAGCTTCATAGCTTCCACCACTGTTTTGGATCCTAAACATGGTACCTGTGGCGTAAACATTACCGGTGGTCCCAATTGTGAAACGTCTAGTAGAACCGGTGAAGAACTGAAAAGCTCCTGTATTATTAGAAGCGTCGTCCGGTGACTCAAACATTTTCCACCCATTACCACCTAACCACTCAATACCCTCATTACCGCCGTAATCATTGATAGTAATATGATTGACGTTTTTCAGATCATGATTGTTCATGTCCACATCACTACCTATGCCGGGTACAATTAATTGCCCGTTAATGGTTACATTACCGTTAAGTGCTGTCGGACCATTTACCGTCAAATCTTTGGTAGTCACTTTGGGGTTATCAAAGAACTCAGCCCTAATGAGTGTTTGCCATTTCCGGCTGTTGTCCGCGTTATCTTCGGTAAGTAGAATGGACTTTGGTAAGAGATCCAATTCGTATATTCCGACACCGTTAGCATCATGCCCAACCATCCATACGCCACCATCTTCAATATGGAGATCGTCGGCATTTGTTCGGGTTAGGAGATCAGGGTTTGTATCGGTTACAAATATTTCTCCGTCCTTCATTTGTACAAAGGTGGTCCCATTACCCCAGGTTGGACTATTTGTTACTTTTAGCGTTGAACCGGTAATATTAACACCCGTTATATTCCCAGCAGTAACGTTACCAAGGTTTGCAGATATGGCTGATAGACTACTCACTGATAATTTAGTAGCATCAATTGCCCCAGCAGCAATTTTATCAGCGATAATTGCTCCAGCTGCTATCTGACCAGCACCGATTGCCGAAGCTTTTATATGTGTTGCATCTATTACTCCAGCAAGGATTTTGATTGCTGTCACTGAGTTCGACGCTAGTTCACTTGATGTTATCGCATTAGCTGCTATTTGATTTGCCGTTATTGTGTTCGCTGCTATTTTACTAGCATCTACCGCCCCGGCTGCTATTTTTTCAGAGATGATCGCATTTGCAGCAATTTTATCTGCCCCAACCGCCCCAACCGCAATTTGCGTCGCATTGATAGCACCGGCTATTATTTTCTCCGATGTTACTGAATTTGCAGCTAAGGCGTTTGCAAGAATACTACCAGGAACAAATAAAGACCCATCTAAAATGGTCGTATTAGGGACCACTAGATGAGTACCACTCTTATTAACAAACACCAATAAATCATCAGGTCCAAGCGTTGGGAACACGTTCCCTCCATAAAAAGATGTAGGGTCGCTATACCTCCAGTAAATATAAGCCAAATTAGTATTACCGTCTGCTATGTTATACGTTTTCCCTTTATAACTGATACCAACTCCCGTCCACGATATATAACCGATAGACGGGGTGTTATCCTTTACTTGCATTGCCATGTTGTATCACTCCTTTTTAGAAGAGGAAATGAGTAGCTAAGTTTAATTTATCCTCAGCTATAGAACCTGCTCCTAGTTGTGCGCTTCCAACAGCTCCGGTTGCAATGTTACCAGAACCAACAGCTCCAGTTCCGATTTTCCCTGAAGTAACCGCACCATTTGCTAATTCAGTTGAACCAACAACACCACTTGCAATCTTACCAGTTGTAACAGCTCCTGATGCTAATGCTGTACTTCCCACTGCACCACTTCCGATTTTTCCTGAAGTAACTGCACCTGTTGCTATGGTTGTATCAGTTACCGCGTTCGCTCCAATCTTACCAGCCGTTACTGCACCTGTTCCTATTTGAGTAGCTGTTACAGCATTAGCAGCAATTTGAGTTGTACCTACAGCATTGGATGCGATCTCAGTAGACCCTACTGCATTTGCGGCAATCTTTCCGGATACTACAGCACCTGATGCTAAAGCTGTACTTCCTACTGCACCAGAGCCAATTTTCGCTGAAGTAACTGCGCCTGCTCCTAATTTAACCTCAGTTATTGCTCCGTCTGTTAATTGTCCTGACCCAACTGCACCATTTGCTATTTTAGACCCTAACACAGCGCCATTAGCCAATTCACCAGATCCAATTGAACCATCCATTAAAGCAGAACCTGGAGTTAACTTACCGGCTGTCATTGTACTTGTGAATGTTCCACCTTCATTGATACCAACTAGGACGTCGTCGATTGTTAAAGTAGGCTTGGTGTCAGAAACTTGTAATACAGTGTTCGGTACTGCGTCGAAATCCCACCATAAGTATTTCTTAGTTGTGTTACCGTTCGCTAATGTATAGGTTTGTCCTTTATATACAATGTTTATGTCCGTCCATGCTACAGATCCAGCTGATGGACTATTGTTCGCAACTGTGTAACCATCAATCATATGAGATGCTAAGTTTAGGTCCGATGTTTGAATTCTTCTTCCATCTAGTGAGACACCTGCTCCTAGTTCTCTTAATTGACCCATTCGGTATGTTACGTCATGTAATACACTTGCAAACTCTTGATTCATTGTCTCTCTAACACTTGCAAACTCATCCGAAATAACACCAGCTACTATTTTTTTAATATATTTTTTAAACATGTTCATTTCCTCCCAAATTAGAAAATCAAATGTGTTGACCATTTCATCTTTTCTTCACTGATGGAGGCTCCATCTATTTTCTGTCCATTCATGCTAGTACCATCTGGCGCCGTCCAACTGTCTACTAAATCTTTTGCTGCTTTTGCTATTAAATCGGTAACACTTAACCATTCTTCGCCGTCAAATTGTAATGGTACCCTTGCCCCGTCCACAGGTTTAAACCATAAATCACCGCCTTTCGGATTCTCTGGCGGTGTTTCATCGTAGTAATTCGTATTTTTACCATTGGCTGATGTTAGGGCTGTGGTTGCTGTTGTTTTGGCTTCATTTGCTATAATTTCAGAGTTCTGAGCAGTCTCCACCGCATCGTTAGCAACCTTTGTCGAATTCGTAAATGGTATGTCTACGCTACCCGTTAAAGGCACAATTACTCACCTCGTTTATGCTCGTTAATTCTGTATAGTTGATTGGTTCTTTGACTACTCTCTATAATTTCATTTCCGAAAGCGAATCCCTGAATAAGCCATTTTTTACCGTTATCGTCATAGTAAAAACTGATTGTTTCCGGCTCATGGAAAGGTGTATCCTTTATTTCTTGAATAGTGCCTTTGTCGAACGTATAGACAATTCTATAGACTAAGCTTTTCGATCGTACGTCGATACAATAAAGAACTTTTTGGTCTTTATCGATAGTGAAACTACCACTTGTGAAGTAAATATACGGAAAATCCAAACAAGTACTTTGATAGGTTTGCTCTTTCCCAAAAAAGTCGATATCCGAAGCTTTCATTGCATAGACAGGATTCAATACACCTTTTAAAATATCGCTTTTCTTAAATACATGCATACCTGGATCAGCTACACCGAACGCGCATAATACATATCCATTACGATTGTCTAAATTTGTTCGATAGGGAACCGGTGTTTTTACTAAAACCTGAATCGAAGGATCGCCCCAATCCAATACTTTGTTTGGAGTATATGGAAATCTGACGACATACCATTCATTTTTAGCAACATCCTTGTAATATGACCATATCCACATTTTTCCGCTGACATATTCGATTCCAAACTGTGCTCCATGACCAGCCCTTATACACCACATTCTATCCTTGATTACACCCGTCATATCAGTCCTTGTGATTGTGTAGCTTTCATGATTAGCTGCATCATCAACAGCATATCTCTTATCGCCATAATACTTCTGACTCCAATAAATCTCTTGTCTTGGATAATCGACTTGAGCATATTGAGCCACACTCTTATTAAAATCAGTCCACCCCGACGGAGCAGTCATTTGTAAAGTGGCAAAATATGCGGCATCGGTCTCCTCTGCATATAAAGTAGGCTTAGCACTATCAAGATCTTCAGTGTTAACCTCACAACGAATTGTACAACCCACGACTTCAGGTCCAACTTCTATGATATTTCCTACTCCTTCATGCGCTTCTTCCCACACGGTATCATGAACCCCAACCGAATCAATCTTCTGCCAACTAAAATCCGAAGGTTGTATTTTTTCCGTGACGTTAAGGGTGCCCCAATAAACCCGAATGACTATTCTTTTAGTACTCGTTGTATCAGCGAAATCCGTACCATCAGGAGTGAAATATTCAAGCCTATATCCTTTAGACGCTTCTGCAGCTTGTTGTGCTTGTGAGGCTTTGGCTTGCAAATCCCATATATCTCTAGGTGTAATGGTCACTATTTCAACAAATTCACCTAAAATAACTTTGGTGTCGTTCGGATTAGCTTCACTTTCATCTAATTGGATTACTCTAGCCGACACCGTCATTTCAGGTTGCATCGAGAAGTCTAAGACTTGCACATGGTCTCCAATATTGGGTATGAAATCCAGCTGAGCGACATCGACCTGATATGTGAACTTAGGATGATTCCAATTATCAAGTTGTCGTTTACCCCATTCCAATAGTCCACTCGGGTTTTGGATTTGGTCATTAACGATATAACCTTCTAGATATGGTCCGCCATTGTTATAAAGATCATTTGCATCGTCGTCAACAATATAATCTCTGCCATTATTAACGCTTGATATAGAGACTGGAATGCCGTCTTTGTTGTTCCCACCATATACGAAAAGCTTAGTATACATTTCCTGATCGCTGCCTCTACGACTTACACCTGCTAAACCGTGTGAGTATTCGAACCTCCGGCCATCCGAGTCTCCTAACTCGTCAACAAGATCTATTAACTTCCTTGAAACTTTTCCGTTATATAGTTGTACATATGCACGAATTTCAATGTCGAATTCTTGAATCAAATAGTCGGCCCAATACATACCGTTGTTACCGGCGGTTATCTCTAGCGTTTTAGTACCGCCAAAGAAATCGTCTTCCTCGACTTCCCAACCAGTTTGTTTGAGAATATGATCAAATCCATCACGACTAGTCGCTGCTGAGAATGTTCTAGCCGGTACATTTTTATGCGATAGGTCCCAAGCTAGAAGATTAATGGCTTGTACAGTCTTGACGTGCACAGGACCTATCGCTGAATCTTCCCAGTCAAATATCCGATAACAATAAAAACGCCCGTCTCCAGCTTCCTTAAGGAGGTGATGACCTTGCGTCATATACTCTGTTTCTCGGTATCCATAAGGTACTGAAATAGTTAAAGTATCACTCCAAATTTTCCCTTGATCGTCAGCGAGTTTAGTGGATCTCAAATCTTTATAGAACTTACACCCCTTACCCTCTAGATCTAGTATTCCTACCACATCTAAATCTGGGTTTAGAATCGTATACATGAGTCATCACCTCCTATTTGGTTGTTGGTCGGTATTCCATATACCAGTCGGCTTCATCTAAACCTGGCTCGAATGCAAAGGTCTGTGTAATTCCACCTTGCATTGTAGGAAAGTCACTGCCGATATAAAGTTTCTTCATATAGTAATCACCGTTTTTATAAACAGTACGGTCTTCACAATTGATTTTCACCTCATCGCCTTTGTGAGCAATTACCGTAGGTTCGGTTAAAGATGCACCATTTCCGCCATCTATGATATTCCACACTTTTACATCACTCACCATTAGGTCATTATTTCTATAACGAGTGATCGGTTGCGTCGTATCTTCGTATATATCGTACTTGGCAGCATAGAAAGCTATACCAGCGAGGTCTTTGGGAAACTCATTCTTGGTATCTGTCCAAGTTTTAGTGATGGGCTTACTCCAAGCCGGATTGCTATTGTCGTCTAGCTTCATGATATTTATACGATATTTATTGCCGATTTTCTCCAACTCTAAATATCCATAAAAATTTGTAAAGGTGCTGGTGTCCGAATCTTCATCAAGTTTAACTGTTTTCCATTGCTGAATAGTTTTGGTCTTGCCTTTTTCCTTAACTGTTTTCGTACCGTTTTTAATCTTGAGTGTAATGGTTTTACTTTTTCCCTTTTTGATAGTACCAGGACCATAATATAGATCTCTGTTTTTAGTTCCGTTATATAGTTTAAACCCAACAAATACCACTTTACTCTCCGTACCATTGTCTTTGAGCATGAGTTTTCCTAAACGGGCACCATTAGGGTCTAATAGGTACATCTCAACTTTCCCCTGAGCCCTATTATATTTCTGCTTGTTAACAAATCTAACTCGAATACGGTAATCATCGTAACTCCCAGGTAACCACTGTAAACGTACTGGTCCGTGCCATTTCCCTTCGACTGGACTGCCATAATTCGCATATCCATCGCTGGTCGTAGATACTCGCATAGCATTAGGAGTCGTGGTCATGTCTCCACCAATAACACCGTTATCTAATTCCCAAGTCAATGAAGTACTGGTTATTTTAGTCCAGGTGGCAAGGGTGTTACATGGGTCGTTTAAAACTAGTGGCTCTCTGTTAATAGGCGAATTACCCGTATCTGGGTCTACCTCTGCACCAATAAATACATAGTTCCCATCTTCATCAGTAATGGCTATTTTTTTGACATCTTTCTTTGGCATACACGTGAAGACGGGGTAACATTCAGTAGTGCCATTGGGCGTAAGGGTTATAGGGTTGGAAGGTAAGTTAATCAATTCGTATTCCCCATATCCTTTAGGATCAGAACAAGAAAAAGTAAGGGTGAACTTAGCCCAATGAGAGGTTTGACTGATTCTTTCTGGTTTGGAAACAGCACTAAAATGGCCGTAATAGGTATACTCGGCCTCATCGCTAAATACCATGGGATATTCAGCATAGCCTGTTTGCATAATCAGCGTAGCTAAATCGTGAAATTTTTGCACCCGATCCCTTTCAGAGTCAGCTTGGATTGTTACCTCCAAATCGAACACTTTTTGTCCATAACTATTCCCTTGAAATAGTTGGCCGACCATGCCTGGGATATCTTGAATATTTTCAGTAATGTCAGCCGTGATATTACGGTTAATCTCATTTGTGATTAAAAATAAGTCATTCTTCGAATCAAATCCGCAATAATTAAAGGTTATTTCTTCGCTCATAAGCTATTCACCCCCTTAGCCATGTTCCTGATCTTCGTTTCAGATTGGCTATATTTCTTGTTGTTGTTATAAAGTGCTTTGCCATCCAGATAAGTATTATTGTCTTTCGCTAAGATCTTAGATAAAATTCCATTTTGCTGTTGTAATAATGCGATTTGGTCATCCTGCTTTTTTAATAGAGAAAAAATAAGACTATTATCGCTACTGCCTGTCTTAGCCGGATCTCCTAATATCTTACTAGAAACGGCAGCCAGTAATTCTAGCGCTCTACTTCGTTTGTTGGGGCTTAAAGGGATAATCGCTTCTGGCTTGTTCCCTTCACCTACCATGGCCAAATGTTCCTTGGTGATGATACCGCCATTTTCATAACCATGACCATGTCCAATGTATTTCAACATATTGGATCCATAACGGGATTTTGCATAGTTCATACCTGCAAGTAAGCTGTCTAAACCGTTCTTCCAATTCTTATGGCCTGGGAATGAAAATGCGGAAAATGTTGGCGGGATCACCTGGACGAGGCCGCGTGCAAGTTGTCCACTGTAATAGTTAACATCTTTTACTCCTGATGACTGGATAGCATGTGGATTACCACCTGATTCTGACTTGATTTGCCTTAACCAAGCGTTCACGTAATTAGCACTAGTAGGGAGGCCATTCATGCTTAATGCTTTCATGACCGTGCTCCGCCATCTTTCAACTCCACTGCCCACAGGAGCCGCACTGTCTCCGCCGCCGAAGCCATCGAACAATGAACCGAAATAATCCACTGCTTTATTTTTCGCCCATGACACAACACCCTTCCCGCCAGCCCATTGGTTTGCGAATGTAGGGAATGTATCTTTAAAATTCAGTGACTTTTTAAGCTGGTTCCATAACTTAGAAGGGCCTTTTGTGATGATATCGAATGCATCAACAGCTTTCCCACCCAATGTTCCTATACCGTCTAAAACTTTGTTAGATCCGTTAATGATGTAATCCATAAATGAATCATCATCGCCTGTACCTTTTGCAAAGCCAGGAATCGAATTTGTAGGGAAATTATAGCTGCTTAATACTGCTTTTGTTTTGTTATGAGGAAGAATAGCTGAACCTCTTGGCAAATTCATAAGTTCAGTGCCTGTTGTACCAACCAATCCAAGACCTTTACCCGGTAAGTATCCAAGCTCTGGGCCTTCTTCTCCAACAAAAGATAGGCCGCCTTTAAAGGGACCTTGAAACGTGCCTTTAGCGTTTTGGGCTATACCTCCAGGATAACTCGCATTGAATTTTGGAGGGGATGAGGTCTTTTCTTTATTACCAAATACACGTTTAACCCAACTAATCGCGTCCTTAATAAAACCTGTTAAAGCACCCCACGCTTTTCCTACTCCACTTGTTTCTTTTTGAGCATTTTCAATATTCTTCTCTTTTTGTTTTTTGGAAGCTTTTACGGACTCGTCTTTTTGAAGCGTTGCATTTTTAATAACACCGTCTTTTTTCTTTTTAGCTTGAGCAACGGTCTTGTCTTTTTCATTTTGAGCATCATTAAGAATCTTGTTATACTCATTTGTTGAAATGACGCCTAATTTCTTGTATTGCACTTCAGCATTATGAACTTTATTTAAGCGTTTTTTTTCCGCATTTTCTTTTGTCTTTTTATATTCTTTTTCTGCTGCAGTAATAGTTTGATTCATTTCTTTGGTTGTAATATCATATCGTTGCTTACTTCGCCTCTTGTTTATGGCGGTTATTTCTTCTTCACTCTTGGCCGTCTTGTTAATTTTTGTATTATACATCTGGTTATTGATCTGGTTAATTTCAAACTTTTCACTTCGAGTAAGGGCTCTTTTTTGTTTAGAGGCATTACTCATAATCTGTTTAATGCGCTCATTGCCTCCATTGACTTTAGCAATTTCGGCCTTATGCTTTTCATCTAATTTTTTTAGCGCATCATCTTTATCTTTTTGGGATAATTCCTTATTAGAATTCAAAGCCTTTACAGCTTCGACACGTTCTTTCTGGTGATGATCTTTTAAGGATGAAAGAACACTTTTGGTCATGGAATTATATTGTTTGGTGGTGTCATCTTTAATCTTTTTATTTATCACAGTATTGGATAGCATGATTTGATTAAGCTTGGTTTTTGCCCCGGTATATAGCTTGTCATACTCACTTAGTGCCTTTTGGGTCGAATCTGAAACTCCCTTGATTTTCAGGTTAAGTGAAGCGCCGTTTTCTGCTGTTTTCGTAGCTTTTTTACGGGCAGCTTCCTTCTTATCCTGTTTATCAAAACTCTTCCCAATAGCCGCACCAACTTTGTCCCCGGCAATCCCACCGATAATGCCTCCTGCTATCCCGCCAATCGCTGTACCGAAAACAGGGATGACAGATCCTAACGCCGCGCCTGCTAAAGCACCAGCACCCATTCCCCCTAATGCTCCGCCAATTCCACCGCCAATTGATTCTTTTGTTCCTGAACCGGTAGCCAACTCATACCCTAATGCGCCGACTCCAACAACCGTCCCGATTGCGCCAGCCCCTTTTACAAATTGTAAGGCCTTGGCACCTTTACCAACCTTTCCTGCATTTTGAGCCACTCTACTTCCACTAGGAACAGTGGGAGTAATGGTGGTTCCTGCAGGTGCCTTTTTGCCGCCTGCTATCCCACCGCCACGAACGTTATTGTTGCGTTGTAAGGCTCTGGTATTGGTATTAAGGGCAGTCGTCTCAGCGTTTAAAGATTGTGCGCTGCCTTTGGTCATGGACGTAAAGCTACCTAAATTAATGACACCATTTGATAAAAATTTAAGTAGGCCAGCCCCGCCAAGCGTAATTTTTCCAACTCCAGCAACTAAACCGCCAATACCGATGGTTAAAAATCCAAGTGCCGCACCTACGCCAGCCGCACCTACACCGATTGCTGTCCATTTTGCGATGGTATGCTGCGTTCCTTGGTCTAGTTTATTGAACCATCCAACTACATCCTCGATGCCACCAGCTACCGTTTTAATGGTCGGGATCAATGCAGTTCCGAAACTCGTGGCAGCACTCTCAGCTTCACCTTTCATTTTTTCAATAGAGCCCTTTAATGTGTCCATTTTGGTGGCAGCTACATCATCGGCACTAATTTTATTAATGGCTACGCCCATTTCATCAAATGCTTCAGCACCTGATTTACTGGCAATCATGGCCCCACGAATGGCATCCGAACCAAAAATGGTATTAAAGGCATTGATTTTTTGTTCTTTTGATAGATTCTTTGTGGATTCTTGAAGAATATTGAAAACTTCAGACATGGATTTAACATTACCTTGCTCATCAAAGAATGATGATGAAAGATACCCACTCGTTTTTTGAAGTCGATCGTATTCTTTTCGTAATTTTGCCTTAGATGCCCCAGAACCAAGTTCTTGTTTGGCTAATTCCTTGAATGCCTTATCCAAATCCGGAATCGTTCTTGAAGCTGGCTGAATGCCCTTTTCCACTAAGTATTTATAACCGGCTGTTGTATTGGTTGTGGCAATTCCTAATTCATCCATCGCGGTTGCAGCCGCATCAGTCTGCGGAGACAATCGCATTATCATGGTTTTTAAGGATGTACCGGCATCGGATCCTTTAAGTCCCGCTTGAGCGAATACGGCCAATGCTGTATTTGTATCCGCAAAGCTAAAACCAACGGGTCCTGCCA